TGCCAAGCCTAATAGTGATGTTGAGCCGGTAGCCATATATTAAGTCCTTCAATCAAAGTGCATCACGCTGCTATATTTTGCCAGTTTGCGGTCTGCGTGTCATCTATTGTTTGCCAATTCGCTGCTTGCGTGTTAGTAAGACCAACCCAACTAGGAATCTGCCCAGTTGGCACCATCCCCCAAATGTTCACAACCCCAACAGCGCCGATAGCCTGAACGCCGGTAACGGTCACTCTAGCGCCTGCACTAGCAACTACGTTGCCAATCTGAGCTGCCGCCTGAACACCAGACACCTGCTCGACAATAGACAGCAGAATGTAAACATTTCCTACTCGGCCTACGCCTGCAACCCCAGTTGGGAATATCTCGCCTGTACCCGTTACAGTAACAGCGCCAGTGCCACCAGTAGCCTCAACCCCAGTAACCCCGACATCAGCGGCAGCGGAAGCCACAACCGTGCCCAGTTCAGCAGTCCCCTCAACGCCCGTTACCGGCACGTCCTTGGGTATAGAGACTACAACGGTACCAATCTGCCCTGTTGCAGATACGCCGCTTGGGAAAACATTCGCCTGTCCAACAACCCCCACAGTGCCCAACGCACCTGTGGCCTCAACCCCAGTGACATCTACATCTATGCCAATAGAGATCGAAACATCTCCAACCTCGCCTGTGGCCTCAACCCCAGTAACTGTCGTATTCGCCGCCGCAGAAACTGCCGCACTGCCTACCTGCCCAGTAGCCTCAACTCCGATTGGGAAGACATTTGCCTGCCCAGTAGCCGTTAAAGTACCAACCTGCCCAGTAGCAAATACCCCAGTTAGAAGGACACTAGCCGCACCTGCGACCGCTACCGAGCCAACTTCTCCAGTAGCACTAACGCTTGTACTGCCAACACCCCAGCCCTGATCGCCCCAAGATACACCTGAAGCGTTCCAACCACTGAGGGGGACAACTACATCGGACACTTAGGACCCGTTAGGCAATACGAATGATTGCGTTTGTAGCGTCTGCAGTGGGGAATTGGACGGTAAAGTTACCGGCGGTCGATGTCTTATCTGCGCCAAAATCCAATACGGCAATCGCTTTGTTGGCGTTAGTGCTGTCGTAAATCAATGCGCCGCGAGCGGTAATCGTGGCGGTAGCCCATGTGGTATCGTTAAAATCCACATACGCAGTAGTGCCAGAGGTAGCGATTGTCGCGCCAGTTAGCGTATTACCACCAGCGGTGTATCCTGTACCCACAACTTCGTTAGTCGTTGTGTAAGCAGTAGTGGCTGCACTCAATGTTGCAGAGCTGGTATATAAAGCGATTTTGATGGTATCCGCATCTAAATCAATCTCTCCAGCGAGGAAGTCAGCTTTAGCTGATGTACAAAAGGCTTGTGTGATTGCCATAATAAGGCTCCTTAGTTAGCAGGTATACGGGTCTGCCCCGTACGGTATGAATCGGTCCGTTGCTTGCCATCGCCCAAGTTCTTGAGTAATGTCAGGGCTTCCATGTAACGTGTGTTGTACAGCGCTACCATATCCGCCTCACCCTTCATGTAGGTTATGGCTTCACACATCGTTCCGTACAGCAGAACAGAGTCAAAGTTTTCACTCAACCATGTAGTGCCAGCCGTCACAATGGATTCTGGGTAGTAGTAATAGTGCAACTCTGCACTGTATGCTGCGTCAGGAGTTGGCCCCAGAATAAGGGACAGCTCGTTAATATCACCAGAGTTGGGACCAAAAATAGCGTAATACTTGGGCGTGCCTGTAGACGTTGGGTTTGGGTACGCCTCACGCATAAAGTTCACGTCTTTATTTAATAAGAACGTGTATTCTCCCCCACCAGCGGGAAATACTGCCAATGAGTAAGGTGACAGGAAGTCATCCGGGCAAGACAAATAGGGTGAATTTGCAGTCAAAGTCCCTGTCACGTTCTTGCGCAAATTAGCAACCTGCACCGTGTTATACACACGTTGCTCTGCCTGACGAATGAACTCGTTCATATTTACTGTGGGAAACGTATTCTCACAGTAGTCACTAACCAGTGTTACAAGTTCTGCGTAGGTCATACTTTAAGTCGTAGTGTCTTTAGGTTATTGTTACCGTAACTGTACCAACTTCTCCAGTTAAAGCCAACACATTAGGGGTAGTACCCGCATCAAACCCTCTTGCCCCACCAACGGGATTCCAGCCCCACTGAATATCTCTAGAAGTGTAATCACCACCCTCAAAAGACAAAGACTTGTCCCCACGAGGATTCCGTGCGGCTTGTGGGTCAGTGACTGGATACATACCCTGCATGTTCTGCGGATGGTCGATCTCCCAGCACTCATCACAAACCTGCAAATCAGTCGGTTTTGTCCGAACGACCAGCTCTTTTAACTCTGTGCGCTTAAAACGGAACCCACACCGATCGCACTCGGCAATCGTGTGTTTACCACTGGCAAACTTCTGTGCAGCCATTAGGGTTTACCCTATGGACATGTAGCGCGGCACCAGCGAATACGAAGCCTTTTCTCGGTCTTCCATAGCTGCCAGCTCCCACGCCTCATCATATTGTTGCTTCAAAATCTGCAAACGATCAACACCGTTGGGCAACTTCAAAGCTAAGTAATAGGCCAAACCAGCTGTCATACAGGGCAAGAAGCGGAAGGGGACATCCATCGTATTAACGCCATTACCTGCGTCGTCGATTCGCTTCAAACGCCAGTAGACGAACTGATAGGGTTGTGTGTTATCAGGAACGGGCCATAACGTAACTGTCGGCGTAGCAGCCTGACGATCAATCCAAGCCTGAATCGGACGACCCTGAGACAACTTGGATGGGATGGAGGAATAGGTAGAAACACTAATACGAGAAACAGACAGGTCAGATTGGGTAGAGGCATTACCTGCGTTGGTACGAACCACAAACTCCAACAAGTCCACCGTATCCGAAGGCAAATTGTATGTAGCTGTACCGGCGACAAGAGAGATAGACCCCTGCTCAATCGTCCACATATTGACGCCACGGTTGGCCCAATCCGCAAACATCAAGTTCAGACTACGGCGGGCAGTCTTTAAGTCATACCCGGTACGCATTTCAGAACCGGCACGCTCAAACGCCTCCTCCACCAGCTCGGTGAGGTCCATGTTAAACGCAGTGGTTCCTGATGTTGCCATTATCTGTATCTCGCTGTTTTAGCCGCAATTTTCTTTGGCTGGGCCACAAACTCTGGCATTTCAGCACACGCCTTTGAACTTGGTACCGCGCGTAGCAGCACCACCACCTCGGGCTACTGAACCACCTTTTTTGTACCCTTTGACGTTCCCGCCACCTTTCAGACCACTGCCGTACTCTGACTCCAGCTTTGCTGCACGTTGACGTTTTGCGTAATCCCGGGCTTCCTGCGCGGCTTCCATACCGCCATCAGATGCGACTGCACGTGCCGCAGCTTCACCCTCAGTAGTGTCGCGTTGGACATTACCGCGACTTATCGGGGCGTTGTCTCGCTTGCGCTTCTCACCTGCCATTACGCGGGCGTCTGTTTCGGCGCGAGTTACGGGCGCTGTATTGCGTTTGCGAGTCTCGTCGTTTTTAATTCGATCACTAGTCGTGACGCGTTTTGTTAACCCACGCTCTTTGTTCAAGAAATCGCGCAGGCTCATGCCTGATTTTGCCAGCTCTTCTTTGGTGACGATTGGGTTACCCTTTTTGTCGAGCTTACGACCTTTGGGGTTTATCTTTTTCATGCGGGCGGCAGCCATCGGATTGGCTGTAACCGCAGGAGCCTCAATATTTGTATCAGGCATATCCATTACATAACTCCTTTAAATGTGGTTCCTTTTGTGGCTGCGCCACACCCGCGAGAAACTGAACCGCCCATACGCATCTTCTTGCCGTGCATGCGTTTCTCGTGGGATTTAACGGCACGAGCCGCAATTTTCTGCATAGAGCCCATCTTGGCCTTTTTACCTTCCGCTTTTTCTTTTGCGGGGGATTCAGCAGCTTCATGCTTTTTCATAGCTGCTTTGGACTTGTATTTCTCAGCACCGCCATATTCTTTAATCATGTCGCCACCTCTTCCAAATTTACGGCCTTTATCGGCCTTGTTGAACTCTTTACCCACGGACTGTGGGATGCCTACTTTCTTAGCAAAAGCTGGGTTATGCGCCACAGCCGCCATCAATTTAGCCTGTTTTTTGCTAGTTGAGGGCACTCTTCTGCTCCCGGATAAACGTATCCAACTTCGTATCTAGCCGATCAAGCCTGTCAATAACGCGGTTGATGTCTGTGTGGAGTTCAGAACGAGTCACATACTTCTCAGCATTCTCTTCACGAGTCTTGCTAAGTAAGATACCAATGCGCTTAACTTCATCTTGGGACGTTTTAACCCACAGAAGAATTAAAGCAACAATGAGGGATAACCCTCCGTTCCACAACATCATGTCCATTTTTAGCAGTTCCACGCTCTAAGGCTCTTGTTTATACGACTGTTCGGGTCTTTGGCTGTCTTTGAACTCGTCAACTTGGACTTCATCCCAGACATTCTGGCGCAGAAGGACTTTCGC